ACAGGTTGCTCATCATCAAACATCCATTCAAGATTCTCTAACTTACCAGTGTTAATGAAAGATGAGAATCTATCTTTATCAATACCACGTTTGTGGTCTAATCGTAGGTCAATCGTTTCTTCACGTGCTTGCCACAAGACATCCCAATCAATACCATACCATCCATCCTTCTCTGCCATTTGAATCTCTTCTGCTTGACGATCGAGATAGTATCCAAGATAGCGACCATGATGTTCACGAAAGATTTTCTTAAATGAACACAGACAGGTTTCCATCGTGAAGTAATCTATAGACGATGCGAGTTCTGGAAATCGTGCTTTCGTTTCGCAAAGAATCTCATAGGCTTGTGACTCAAGATCTGCATACTCGCTAGCAGTGAGTTTTCTATCCACACTGTCTTCGAGTCCGACGGCATAAAGTAATCCATTACGATGAGAGCGAGAGCCATCATAATCGTCCAGCATGAGAGAAGTAGGATTGATCCGAATATTAGCGGTATGCTTAAGATGCTGAAGATAAAACCAAGTACTGTAACGACCAAACTTATGCAAGCCAGACTTAACGCTTTGCCACAAGTTATCAAAGTTCTCTTCCTCAGTGTATCCATAATATGATTCCATTACCTCACGTTGTGTTTTATCTCCGATAAACTTCTGATAAGATGCGAACATAGATGGGAGATGACCCTTGTTCCATTTTGTATCTGTTTGATAACGTAGTCGTTTATAGTTAGCTGTGTTCCACTGTTCCATACGATCTACTGTAGCCAATTCAAAGTCAGGAAACTCATTCATGAGTACCCATGCAGTTGGAAGATAGTAAGTATTACCATACAACCAACAGAGCCATAGACGTTGTTCGTCATTGTGCTCGTATCTTTTGTTTAAGTAGTTGGTAGCCCAAACTGCTGGGTCGCAATCATCATACTTTAGTGACCACGAATACCAGCGAATGAACGCTTCCCTACGATTTTCTTGTAAACGATAATCCATTATCTTAAGAATTCTTCTAGTGATGGTTGTTCCATCAGTGCATCACGAAGCCATGCTTTACCAACAGCGTCAATTGCTGCTTGTGTCTTGGCTTTCTTTTTATCACCCCACTTGTAATTGTCTAACCCTTCCTTGCGGAATTGATCACGTGCTTTATATGGTGGCAAAGCAGACTGAGGATTAACTATCGCATTATCACGATAAGCAATTTGTTCTGCTCTAGTTGGGAAGAGTGGTTGATCAGAGCGGAGTGAACCAGTAGGATCTACTGCCCACCAGATGAGTCCGTTTCTGTAGTGCCAGCTGACTGAACTTGGGGTGCAGGAGATTTTGAGTCGTTGAGTTTTACGTTCTTCGCAGGCATACTTGATCCAAGCATCCCAGCACTTCGACGCATATCCCTTGCCTTCCTTTCCTTCCAGAGTAACAATTTCGTAGAGATTTGCATATCCATCCCGATTAAAAGTAGCAAAAATTAAGCAAACAATTTCACCGTTATCTTCAAATGCCATTGGTGGTGCTTTCTCATAATTCTTAAAGCGATACCACAATGAGTGTGCAGCCGATAAGAACTTGGTGTTCTTACCAGCTGGACTCTGTTTAATTAACTCTTCAACTCTCGTTGAATTAACGAATAGCATGTTGATAATCCACGGCATCTGCAATATCGACTCTTTCGATTAACATTGCAAGTTGCTCATCAAATGTAATATAATGATTCATTAGAACTTCCACAGGTGCACCACCAACCTTTGCACGGTTGGCAATATCCGATGTAGAAGTAATTATACACCCATTAGGAATGGAAGACAAGTATAATGGTCGCTTGCCGTTGCGATAAAGTTGCAACTTCTTATCAGTGGTTAGTTTGCAAACACCCATAGACATATGAGAAAACTCTCGTAGTGGGTCGTCAGAATGCAGAACTAACTCACTGTCATTCTTTGTGATACAATCGTAACCGTAAATCTTGTTCCAGTTCTCTGGTAGTTCCTGAGTGATTACCCCATTATGAACAATTGCTGTTTTATTATTACCAAGTGGTTGATTGTATTCTAAATCAGAAGTGCTGTAACGGCAGTGTCCAATTAGATAGAGGTTCCCATCTTCATTCACATATTCTGCGAAGTTGAACGGGAATTCCTCAGCTGGCACGGGTCGCTTATCTATGTGCAACTCACCTCCTTTAACATAGGCGACTCCTGTTGCATGCTTCCCTCGAATTTGTGATTCGAGGAAAACACGATTAAGCATTAACAAATCCTCTTTCGAGGGTTCAATAAGGATTGCTCCTACAACACCACACATTATCCGAAGAACTCCTCTAATGAGTTTTTATCTGCTTCTGGATGCATCTTTAGAAGTTCTGCACGACCAAGTTTTGCTTCACAGAAGTTGTACCATTCTTGGCTTTCCCACATTCCTGGATACACACCATTGAAACGTGGACGATAGTAAGGATGGTTCACATCATTCTTACAGTGTTCAACATATGCCTTACGAGTCTGTTCATACTCCCAAGAACCAAGTGTCAACATACCTTCGTGGAAGAACGCAATGATAGAGATACGTTCAGCATTTGGGTCGTCAAGAATCAACTCGGTGTTTCCGTGTAGACCTGCCATGTTGTTAACGAACAGTAGATCTCCTGGACGGATGTTTACAGCATAACCAATTTCAGGGAACACCAAATAAGCACCCCTATAGTTATCAGAGTTACTAAACACACAGATATTAGCAAAACCATCTTCCATGTTCGCAGGGTCATAGTGAGCAGCCGTTCTAAAGTTACGATTAACAGTAATAGTTGAAAATGGAGTGTCTGGTACTAGGAAACGCTTATCAACTTTACTTGCTGCACGCATCTGATTACCATAACGCCATGGTAACATTTCCTTGAACGCTTCAGCAAGATGCTTTAGATAAGGATATGACTTGGCAAACTTCTCTGGGTTTTGTTCAGTGTAAGAAGTTGCACGACCAAATGGGATACGTGGATAACGATCGTACCAACCAGCGATACCAGACAACACAGAGTTAGCGTAAGTAGTCTTACAGATTAGTTCTGTTTCAACCCACTCTGCTTCGTCAGCCTGTGCATGTGGTTCTAGTTTACGAGTTTCTTCAACCCACTTATCAAAGTCAAATGCTGCATCACGAACACGCTCAATTGACCAGACCTGTGCACGATTGCTAGGAATGTCAGCACGACCACCTTCATACTTCTTCTGAATGGCAGTGATTGGATCTTCACCCATTAGGTTAGCCTTGTTATCTTTGAATGCGTCAATAACATCCCACTGATAAGAAGTAACCCATTCACGATTGCCTAATTTACCTTCACGTGGTCCAGCTGCAGTTCCACGGTTCTGAGTTTCCTGTGCAGCATCACGAAGTCCTTCGTAGGCTGACTTAACCATCTCGTCAGAGAAGTAGTTCTTACGGAACTTGAAAACAATATTATGTTCGTCAAGACCTTTATCGCAACCATTACATTCTTTTGCGCAGTCGTTGGTCATATCCATCGCACATTTAGGTGGTAGATATAGATCCATATCGTATTCAACTAGCGTATGATAATGACGCTCATCCAACCAAGTGCCGACCAAATCTGGACGAGGTGTAACCTCTGCTTGGTCAAGCACCTTCACAATAACATTTCTTCCAGTGTCAATAGACATTTCTTTCTCCTTAAAACTTAAATCCTTCGAATGATTCTGTTCTTTGTCTGCGACCAAATGCTGATTTATCAAACATTGGTTCATCGTCTTGCCCAGCATCAGTCAAACCTTCTTGAGCAGATGCTTCAACATCATACAGTTTCATCTTCGCTCTGTCAATTCCGACCACAAAACGCTTATAGAAACTTGGGTCGTTATAACGATTCTTTAATTGTTTAACAATAATCTGGTTCAAACCTTCCAACTCTTCATTGCTCACTAGTGCAAACATAAAGTCGGCTGTCGCTGGAAGACCGAATGATTCAGAAGTATCTTCCAAACCTGGATCGCTATTGGTATAACCACCACGTGTCGTTTGTGTAGCCGATACGATAGGCACATTATACTCAACGGCAAGACCACGAAGTTCTTCTGCGATTGCCTTTACATATGTATAAGAGTTTACAGAGCCACCTTGTTTCATTCGCTGACTAGCACAAATGTTGAGATAGTCAATGAAGATAATGTCTGGTTTAAACTCTCGTTTCATCTTCAATTCTTCAAGCAAGGCACGGAAGTGACCTGCATGAGCACCAGCAGTTGGATATTCTTTAATGATAAGTTTACCCTGAGTCTTCTTAGAAATCTTACTAATACGATTCTCGTAGATATCCTTATCAATTACCTTCAACTCGTCCATGGTCAGGTTTAGCAAGTTCGCATCAATACGTTCTGCGATTCGCTCTTCTGCCATTTCCATAGTTATGTATAATACATTTTTACCCTGATTCAAACATGAGCCAGCAACGTGACACATGAACAACGATTTACCAACACCAGTACCAGCCAGTGCGATGTTCAGAGTTTTCTTGCTCAATCCACCTTTGGTGATTTTGTTGAACATATCCAAGTCGAAAGAAATCTTCTCCTCGACACGATGGTAGAAGTCGAATCGTGACAAGTGGTCTTCAATGTAGTCGTGACCAACGTGACTATCAAAAGAAACGGCAAGAGCATCAGATAGGATAGAAGGAATAGCATCTTGTGTGTGTTGTTTATCTCTACCATCAATGATAGAGATGGAGTTAAGGATTGCGTTATAAACTGCTCGGTCTTTACAGAACTTCTCAGTGTTCTGTAACATCCAGTCTTC